GGCCTCTAGGTTGGACAGGATACCGGCAAAGGGGCCTACGGTGAGTGAGACCTGCGAGAACAGAGGTCCGATCTGCTTGAGCCACCCACCTACCACATCGAACGCATCCGCCAGGCCCGTACCTATAATCCCCACCAGCGGCATGGCAGCAGTCACTAGTTGCGTGAAGACGGGGATGACCGCATTGCCTATTTTCTCTTCGACAATAGACAGGTTGTTGTGCAGGATAGCTAAGGCACCTGCCATAGTCTTACCGGCGCCCTGCGCACTATTGCCAAACTCCTTGTTCAGCTCTTTGAGGATGATGGCCTGCGCTCCGGCCATATTGCCCGACTTCTCGAAGTTGGCGATCTGCTTCTTCTGGGTGGCATCGAACGTGACGCCAATACGCTGCAGCGCCGACATGCCCTTTTGCGGATCGTTCAGCGCCTTGCCCAATTGGATAGCCGCGGACTTGGTATCCTCTCCCATCGCTTGCGCCACGTTGAGCACGGCAGTAGTGGCCTGGGGAAATACGTTGCCCTTGATATTGGTAAACGTGAGGAGCATGTTCTCGGTGCTTGCAATCGTGTCATCGGAGAACATGGTGAGGCGCGAGTACTTCTCGGCAAGATCGTCGATCGAGGTAGCTGTCTGGCCCGCCGCACCGCCTGTGGACTTGATCACATCCGCGGTTTGCTGCTGGACCAGCTCGTGCTGTTTGGTAACGTCGATCGTATCCTTGATCGCGTTCTGGATACCGACAAAAGCATAACTGACGGCTTGGGAGACCAAGGTAAACTTGGCCATACCCATCATGCCGCCCATGAGCCCACTCTGCGTATCGTGTGCCGCGGCCGCCTCGGCTCCGAACTCTTCGGTCTTAGTGGCTGCCGATGCCATCTGGGCCGCGTATGCCGTTGCGTCGGCGGAGATCCGCACGAGCAGCTCGCCTAGCAGCGGCATACATCACCTACCCTTGTTGGCATCTTTGCGCTCTTGGGCCCAGATTTCCCAGAGAGCCATCCACTCGACAACATCCTCGCCAGACATTTCTCGGAGCATGTCACGCCAATTGGCATATCCGAGTTTCGCCGCCAACTCTAGATAGAAGCGGTGGGTTCCGTCGGCGAGGATTCGTCTTTTGCATCTTTGAGCGAGTCCTCGGACAGCCCGTTGAGCCGCACGCCGACTTGAGCGACGCGCTCCAACGCCTTACCCGAGAGCTTGTTCAATGCATCAACATCCGAGCGCGTGAAGATCGGCTCACGTGTTTCCGGGTGCCTGGCGCACTCCACCATGATCAGCGGATACATGCGGACCGAGTCCATCTTGCCCGTGAGTTTGTTCAGGCTCGCGTTGAGCAGTTGAGATCGGTCGTAGGCGTTGAGACCCACCATCAGAAATGTGATCCCGCCCCATTCGGGGACAGTGACCAATTCCTCGGGCATGTTCTGCTGTTCCAGAATCATGCGCCGCAGGTCGGCTGCGGACGGCCCTACCGGCTGGGGCGAAGACATGTTGCACTCCTAGAGATAGTAGAGAGCAGAGTCCAGATCGAGATCTACATCCTCGGTCGGGATCGCCTCTTCCGAGTTCTTGATCTGGTCCTGCTTAAAGCGGACGTATCCCTCGTAGCGGTGACCAGAAACAGTGTCCACATAGAGGGACGCGATAAAGGGCACCCCCATACTCTGGACGAAATACAGGTCTAGGTACAGGCGGCTGAACTTGACACTCGCGTCGTGAATTCCGGGGCGCTGCTGTTTCCACAACCCGCCGAACACCGTAGCCTTGTTTAAACTGGTGGTGGTAGTTAACTCCCAATCCACGCCCGAGCCGCATTGGCTGACTGTGAAGTAGGCGCCGACAGAAGCCCGTACTTGAGTGCCGCCTGCTTGAGCTGCAGTGAACGTTACCTTGCCGCCCACGTACTGGAGCGTGTAGTTACTAGTTGCCACTGTAGACCATGTGACGCCGTCGGGGCTGGTCTGGATCGTGACGGCAGTATTTTCGTCCCAGTACCTATGCGTGTCTGAACTCGAGAGACCATACGTGGCATGATCCCCCGAGTCCGTCAGCGCGAGATTGGTGAATGGAACAGGACTACCAGTTGCCACGTAAAAGTCGGCAGTAGCTCCTTTGAAGGTCGTCACGCGCGCCTACCTTACACGGCTGTGAGAGTGCCGTCACCATCGAAATCGAAGTCTGCAGTGGCCACACCTTCGACTACCTGCTTGATCTGGATCTGCTTGATCCAGACCGAGCCGCTGTAGTGGTGGGTGCCGTCGATATCCAACTCCACCTGGACTAGCGCAGGTGTGCCGGTCATGACGGTCTGCAGAGTAGCCTGACCGTTGACATCGGTCATATCCCAGCGGCCGCCGAACTTTCCGGACCACTCACGAATACCGGAGGTTTGCGTCTTCCAAGCCTGTCCGAACTTGGTGATCTTGTTGAGATTGTCAACAACCGTCAGTTCCCACTGGTCCATTTCGGCCACGGGAGTGGGGCTGGCCCCAACCTTGACGTTGCCGCTTGTGCCCACGAACGTCGACATTAGAGCTCCTCCGCCCAGTACTGATACCGCACTTGCACGTGCCGTGATATACCATCTGGATCACGTGCTTGTACCATGTTGTCATACCGGATGCCGATCAAAGACCACACACCGCCCGGTAATGGTAATGTGGCTTGAGTCTGCCGATGCAAGAGTGCATTGAGGCGCCCGAGAATAGCAAGACTTTCTTGCCAGCTTAACTGGCGCGACCAGATATCAATCGTGAACGTGCCCTGGACAGATTGTCCATCGAACGTATCGTCCACCTTCTCCGTGGTCTGATCATTGAGCACTACGTACGGGAATGTGGCATTCTCCGGTACCTCGTCATACACTCCAACCAGCCCGGCGGTTGTCCCAAGCAGGCTAACCAGGTTTGTGTCCGTCGTAAGAGTGGCAAATACTGTCTCCTGCAGAACCCACGCCGCCGTATCGTATGCCATCTTACACCCCGAACTCTAGGTTAATCTCGCTCGCCAAGGCATTAAGACAAGCCTGAAAGTTCTTGTTCAAAGACGGGTAGATAAAAGGTTGTGCCCGCATCCGCAGCGTACCCATCTCTACATAGATAGCATATTCCACATCTGAGTAGATTTCACGGCTAAGCGGAGTGTCCCCGGCCCGAATGGCGATGCTTGCCCGTAAACGCCCGGTGAGTACCGGGGCCGCTTGTTTTGCGTCCTTTTGCACCAGGAGCGCGGCTCGATCCAACCCGCGCTGTGTGGCCGTAGTCATGCGCACCGAGGCTAGCTTAAAAGCCGCAGTTACCTCTGCGATACCTGCCACCAATATGCTCATTGGCCGTTGAGCTCCTCGACGAACAGGTTGATCTCGCGATGTCGCTCTGCGATATCGTCCACCGAGCGAATGTTGAATATTCGCACGCCGGTGGGCGTGGTGTACTTGATGCGCATGTCCGGTGTGACTCCGGGGCGCCACCAGATGTTGACGTAGTAGAAAGTGTGGCCGGCTACTTGACCTTGTACGTATTGCTCGACGCCTTTGTACATGGTCAGACTGGCCCATACCTTCCACATAGTCACCCAGTTCTCGGCCAATCGACCTCCGGCTTGTTGCCGCGGCTGATTGGCCTGTATCTCGATCCGGCGGTTCTTAGGTCCCGCGCCGACCGGCTTAAACTGGAATTTATCTACTGGCATTTAGAACCACGCCTGGTACACTGCTGGCCACGGCCGGTAGGATTGCTGTAGCGGTCCGCGCAGGCGGAACGTGTCGAGATCCTGATAGATATCGTTGGGCACGTTTTGGCCCTCGCGGTTGAGGTACCAAAACGCGATCAACTCGTAGATGACCTGGATAAATGGATCTGGCACGGCCAACGCAAGGCTCCCATATCCGGCAGTGTACGTGATCTTGAACGAAGCAAAACCACGCATGGTAGGCCATACAGGCCAGACCTGTCCGGGGTTGAGGATAATGCGTCCAGGCGTCGATACCGTATCCACTACGAACACAGTCGGATCTACTTGCGTGGCGGTACCATCAAAGCCC